CAGGATGGAAAACACTTCTGGAAGACGCTAAAGAATACAGAAACGCTGTTGCTGACATTACAACCATCTCTGATGGTAATGAATTGCAAGAGCGTAAAGGTCAAATTAAAGCTTTAGATTGGCTCCTGACGATGGAACAAGTCTGGGAAAAAGCCTACGAGGATATAACGAATGAGATTAATGAATGATTTTCAATGCGAAGATGGACATCTAAGCGAACACTTTGTTGATCATTCTGTTGAATATGTGCAATGCCCACATTGTGACAAACTAGCTTATAGACAACTAGCAGCACCGAGAAGCAAACTAGAAGGTATCACTGGAGCTTTTCCAACTGCTTATAGTCGATGGGCTACGGTTCACGAACAGGCAACTAAAGTAGCAAGATCTAAGTCCTTTTATGAAGGGTAGCTTAGATTCCTTTTAATTCCTAACAATTGGGTTATCCCGACTAGGAGAAGCAGATGGCTGAATTTGTAGATTCTATTGATGATGTACAAGACGAGTTTCAAGCTGAAGAAGTAAAGGCTGAAGCCCCACCAACACCTGAAGAACCAGCGATCCCTGAGAAGTATAAGGGTAAATCACTGGATGACATTATTAAGATGCATCAAGAAGCTGAAAAGCTAATTGGTCGTCAAGCACAGGAAGTAGGTGAAGTACGGAAGCTTGCTGATGAACTCATCAAAAGACAAATCACACCACAGGATCAACCTGTTAAAGCCGTCGAAGATGATACAGACTTCTTTGCCGATCCTGTTAAGGCAGTAAATAAAGCTGTTGAAACTCATCCAGCAGTGGTGCAAGCACAACAAACTGCAGCACAAATGGTGAGGATGCAAACAGCAAACAGGCTAGCTCAAACTCATCCTGATTACACACAGATCATCGCTGATCCTGAGTTTGCTGGGTGGATTAATGAGTCACCTGTACGTCAACGATTGTATGTAGCAGCAGATAAGCAGTTTGATTTTGACTCCGCTAATGAGTTGTTGTCTAACTTCAAAGCATTGAAGAAAGCTAAGCAGGACACTGTTCAGCAAGCAGCACAACAGCTTCAGGAACAACGCAGTCAAACACTTAAAGCAGCTACAGTAGCAGTTGATGGCGCTACTGGTGAAACGAGCAAGAAAATTTATCGTCGAGCAGATCTTATTCGGCTCCAAATGACTGACCCTGAGCGTTACATGGCACTACAAGATGACATCATCTCAGCCTATAACGAAGGTAGGGTCCGATAACCCAACTTAAAGGACTTTAAAATGGCATCAGCAGCTTATCCTGGAGGTAGTTCCTCCATTGTTAACAAGACCAATGCGGATAAATTTATCCCAGAGATTTGGTCAGATGAAATCATCGCTTCTTACAAGAAAGCACTGGTCATGGCGAACCTCGTCAACAAGATGACCATGCGTGGTAAGAAAGGTGATGTTCTCCACATTCCTAGCCCCACCCGTGGTGCAGCATTCGCTAAAGCAGCTAACACTGCTGTTACGATTCAGGCTAACGTTGAGTCTGAAGTGCAAGTTAACATCAACAAGCACTACGAATACTCACGTCTTATCGAAGACATCGTTGAAGTTCAGGCTCTTGCTTCGCTTCGTCGTTTCTACACCGAAGATGCTGGTTACGCTCTTGCTACGCAAGTTGATAGTGACCTGATCCAGATCGGTCGTCTGTTCCAGGGCAGCCACGCTGCTGGCGCAACTGGTGACTATTCTGTGTCCGGTACGTCTACTGCCTTCATCGGTGGTGATGGTACTACTGCATTCGTTGGTGGTGCTGGTGCTGGTAACGCAACTGCATTGACTGACGCAGCTATCCGCCGTTCGATCCAGCGTCTTGATGATGCTAACGTTCCTCAAGATAGCCGTTACTTGGTTATTCCTCCTGTTGCTCGTAACACCCTTATGGGTCTTGCTCGTTTCACTGAGCAGGCTTTCGTTGGTGAGCAAGGCAACAATAACACCATCCGTAACGGTCAGATCGGTGATGTATACGGCGTTAAAGTGTATGTTAGCAGCAATGCTGACACCGCTTACAGCTCTTCTGGTACCGCTCCTCGTGCTTGCTTGATGTTCCACAAGGATGCAATGGTTCTTGCAGAGCAAATGGCTGTTCGTTCGCAAGCTCAGTACAAGCAAGAGTACCTTGCTACGTTGTACACTGCTGACAC